CAGGTTTAAAGCGTAATTTTTTACTAAGTATATAGTATAACGCTATTCAAGATAAGTGTCAAGTAATATTTAAACTTTTTCTATGTCGTAATAGGAGAAGCGGAATGTTACATCTGCTGTGATAATAGTTTCGGGAGAATCTGTCGTGTTTACAACAAAAGTCGATAATGAAATAGGAAATAAATCATAAAATTTAAATCTATGCAAAGGATTATTTGATGATGATAATAATGTCAACATACCATCTGAGTATTGTGGTTTGTTTGGGTTACCTTGATTTCTAGATAGTCTATTTAACTGCTGATACTCTTCGAACTTCTCAGGAAAAGTCATTGCACGGATCCAATCGTGTATTTCTTTCCACGCAGTTAAATCCTCATCAACATAAAACGTCACGTTAAGTAGATCGTATATTGCTTTTTCACCGGGTGCATACACATCTATAAAAGGAGTTGGTTGAATAGCTTCAGACATCGATATACCTGGCACTGCAACTGCTTGACAGAAATATTGTACGTTAGGTAACCTAGAAAAGTTTAATTGAAACTTATTGGGGTGCAAGAAGTTTGGATTACTTGGATTTCTATTTGTGATTGTCATAAGCGTATTTATAAGACTTTAATGCAAGACCAACCTTTAACATGTCCTTTATGCATGTTACCTTGGTCTAAATTGTTTTCTCTACAAAATTTAGATAAATTTGTAATTACAAATTCATTACCGTTTGGGTCAGTTATTTTGTAAGTCTTCTGTCTCATCTCAGCAACAACTTTTTTCTGATGTTCTGATTGTGGTCTACCTATTCTATCTTTATGCAATTTTTGAAGATGCTCTAAATGTTTTCCTGTGGCTTTTCTACCTTTTTTAGAAAGACTCATTTTCTTTTTAGATTCTTCGCTATATTTAAACGTTTTTCTAAATGCGCTAACTTTAGCACCGAATCCTTCAGGTTTCTTTTTGCCTTTTTGAGACATGGCAATTTCTCGTAACATTTCGTCTTTACCTATTTGACCTGATAGTCCTAACCAAGCCCATCTATCTTCTTGTCGACCATGTTGTTCATAAAGTATTCTATGCGCTTCAGCATGTTCTTCTATAGTTAATTCTATTAGATTTGATAGGTCATCAGAACCACCTGCATGTCTAGGTATAATGTGATGTTTATGTTTTATCATATCTATATTTATAAGATTTAAATTCTCTAATATTATGTAACACACATAAAAAAGAGAGAACCTTTCGATTCTCTCTTTGAGTTAACTTACATATTATATTTTTAATCGTAAGTTATTGATTTTACTACAAATCCTACATTATGTTGGAAATTTTAAATGCTCTGTAGTAAACGTTTGATTTAGCTGTTAATGCACCAACGCCTTGTGTAGTACCTTCAGCGAATGGGTTAGCAACTAGACCGTAACGAGTTTTGAAACCGATTTTTGGTTGGAATGTAGTTGTATCTACAGCACGAACCATTTGCAATGGAACGTATGGGCAATAGAACAAACCAGCATCATAAGCGTTAGAACCTTTATAACCTACAACAGCAAACTCTGAAGTTGAAGTTGTTGGGAAATATGGATCGATATACACTTTGATACGACCAAACAAAGTACCAGCAAATGTGTTACCAGTATCGTCAACAGTTAAGTTAACTTGGCCAGCTAAAGCTGATTGATAGTCAAGAATACCTGACATAGCTAAAGCAGAAGCAACATCTGAAGAAACGATTAACACGTTACCTTTACCACGACGAGTAGTTTTAGCAATTGTGTTAGCTTCGCGTTCGATTTGGAATGCTAAACCTTTAACTTTTTCTACCATCCAACGACCGTTAGAATCTGTATCTAAGTCAAATGTACCAGCAGTAGTTGTACCAACTTGAGCACCAACTTTAGCTACTGTGTAGATTGTACGTAGAACTTCACGGTTGATTTCAGCCAAGATTTCTGCTGACAAGATGTTAGCTAATTCAGTTTCAGCGTCAAGACCGTGAACTGCTTTCAAGTCTTGTGCTAATTCCATTGAGTAAGCTGCTTTCAAACCACGAGTTTTAGCAGTAACAGAAACTTTCTCGATTGAGAAGCCCATTTCAGCTAAGTCGATACCTTCAGCAACTGATGTAGCCATACCTGTACCGCTGTTAAGAGCAGTAGCGAATACGTTACCGTTACCTAAAGCAGTGTTAGCAGCTAATGAGAAGCCAGCTTGTGTACCAGCACCAGAGTGTGATGTGTTAGCTTCGTTGTAGAAAGCTTCTACTGCACCAGCGTTGATATCGCGGTCAGTACCTGTTGTTGAACGCATTGCGAAAATCAAGCCTGTAGGGCCAGTCATTGGTTGAACACCAGCGATATCGTAAGCGATTAAGTTAGGTAATGAACGACGAACTAAGCTGATCAAGATTGGATCAAAACCAGCAACTGGACCAGTAGCTGTTGAACCGCCTGAGAAGCCTGTACCACCCAATGAGTTGGTTGGTGCTGTTTCGTTAAGCATGCCGCCTTCTTTAAGCATAGCTTGTTGTTGGTTTTCCAATACTAAAGCTGTAACAGCTTTACGATATGGGTCTTTAATTTCTGGCAAGTCGCTGTGCTCTAACACAGGTTGCCATTTCTTTTGAATATCTTCTGATAAGTACATATATTTCTCCTGGGGTTTTAGTTATTTCTGTTAATTTTTGAAATGTTGTTTGTAACAGCGGCTACAAATGGATCAATGTATTGAGCCTTAGTAGTGCCATCATTCAAGATTTCTTCGTGCAATTGATTTTCTTCAGCTTTTTTAACGCCTGAAGGGAAGTAGTTCTCACGAATAGTTTCAAGTTTTTCTGCGTATTCTTCCGCTGTGGAGAATTCTGCACTCTCTACGAGTGACCTGACTTTTTCAACTTGAGTTGTTGTAAGACCTTCACAAACAATATGCAAGATTTCGTTTTTGGTAGATTCAACAAGAGCTTTCTTGTATGAAATACCACGTTCAATTTCTTCATTCAATTGACCTTCTAGTGTTTCTACTTTAACTGCTAACTCTTCCACTAGATCAACTTTATCTTCTGGAACATCAATGTAATGTTCAGCAAATAAGTTACGTAAACCAGAAATAAAGTCTTCAGTCAATTCTGAGCGTAGACCTTTTTCGATTGCAATTTGGTTTTCTTCAATCCAATGTTCAACTACGTAGTTTAAGTAGTCATCAACTTGTTCAGTCAATTCTGTTTTAACCGCATCGATAGCTTCTTCAAGCATACCGGCATAGCGGGTTTCAATTTCTTCTTGAATTTGTGATACACGGTCATAAACACGTGCTTCAAAAATTGTAGTTGCTTTTGATTTGAAAGATTCAGAAATAGTTGAATCGTCAGCAAACATAGCTTCGATATCTTCTTGAACTTGGTCTTTTAAATCTTGGGACAAAGTTTCTGTATCTTCTTCAGCAATAACTTCATCTTCTGTTTCAGCTTCTTCCATTTTAGCTGAAGCTGCTGATGGTTTTGTTGTTGGTTTTGGTGCTTCTTTAGCGCCTTTACCTGCGTGGATTTTATTTGAATCGTCGTCAGGTTTAGAGTTTTCAGGTGTTGGACCACCTAAATCTTCATAGCCTTCACCATCTAGTTTAGGCATAGCTTCTGCTGGTGCAGATGATTTGCTTCTAGCTAGAATATCGGCGGCAGCTTCAAAAAGTTTATTTGTTGCCATTAGTAAATCTCCTTTGTTTTTATATTATATTATTTATAATATTAAAGTTTTCGTAAAAAGCCTTCAAACAAGCCAAGAGCAACGTGCTCAATGTCCTTGCGAGATGCTTTCATAATTTGACGCTTTGCGTTTTCTATGTCGACCTCTACGAATCGACCCTCGACAAATAGCCATTCCTTGCCTTCCATAATGCCGTTAACAAAGGCACCAGGTGCAGATGGGTCTGCTACAATATCCGCGGCAGTAGCAAGACGAAAATCGTCTTGTACAATATTGATACCGTCATTTCTAGGAACGACAGAACCCATACCACGGGATGATACTCCTAAGTTAACACCAGAATCGATAAAATTCTTAACAATGTTACCATATGGGGTATCTAAAATTAAAGCACGACCGATAAATCTATTACCTTCTTGTTTCAATGATACAATTTTGTGCGATACACGCTCAAGATTAAGTGTAGGAGTATCAGGATGACCCAACTCACCTAACGCACGATTAGTTTTAACGTATTCTTCATTATACCTATCAACTTCTTTTTTAAGAGTGTTCAAATTATACATACGACGATTGCGATTAGGCTCGTCAGCAACTAAAAAAGGACCTTCAATAAAAAGTTGCTTTTTACCGCTTTCTGTCGATTCAGTAAGATACTTAACGTCTTCGATATTTTCTGTAATAAGTTTCATTTTAGATTAATTGTCCTGTATCTACATCGCGTAAGTATGTAGCTGTTTTACTTAGTTGAATAATTAGTGTTCCCACGGTACCACTATTAGTCACGTAGATATTTGCGGTTGAGTTATTAGCTACCGCAATATCAGATTGTGATAGAGGTAATACATTTTCGCCGTTAAGTTGCATAACAAGAGTGCCGCTGGCATCGTTGCCGCGATACACATTCCAAGTACCGTCAGAAGTAGAAAATACTTGTGATATTGAAGCGCCTGTAACAGTCTCGTTACTTACGTTTGACGATAGTTGAGACAAAGTCATAAGGGTTGCGGTGTTACCAACAACGCGAACAACTGATTTTGAGCGATTACTGTTAATAATTTCGTAAGGCATTTTATTTTATTCCCATTGATTTACGTCTTCTTATAGACATTTTACGTTTTAGTAGTGTTCTTTTCATTTTTGAACGACCCTTTGTTTTCCAGTATCGTTTCAATTTACGTGCTTTTTGAATTCTTGCGGTAGCTGGTATTCTTTTAACAGTGTTACCAGATAACCTATAACCTTTAATAGCAGATTTGCGAACATTTCGTTGTACAACAATTCTACCTTTTTTATTACGTCTAATACGTCTACGAATCTTCAATACTCGACCCATACGCAAAATATTACCTTCGTCTAGTAAACTCTCAACTTCCTCAAACATATCAGAAGCAATGTATTTCTTGGCTTCTTCTAGCTTCTTTGCGGCAATTTCGTTGAGTCTTTCTAATATCTCACCCTTCGCTTCAATTATTTTGCCTCTGATAAAAGACTCAATAAACATTATTTGTAATGTTTCCAAGCAAATTCAGAAATAGTCTTAAATGACGACTTATCTTTACTTACACTTTCAACAAGTTTTTGTTGATTATCTTCTTCTAAAGAATTATAAGTTTCTACGATAGCTGTTGCTGTATCAACATCAACTAGTCTACTGGACCCACTATCAAACAAAACATAGTTTGGTTGCTTAGACTCTGCAATGAATTTGAGACTATCGAAAACGCTACCCTTAATATCTTCTACACTCTCAGACTGAATAACAGCATCAACAGATTTAGTGTCTGTATATGGAACACTGAAATACTTGCCTAATCTTTCATTTTGATATAGAGCTACCTTAGTGCCATCTGGATACTGTCTTATCGCTTTTCTTTTCAAAACAAGAATGAATGGAATACCACCCACATTTTCTTGAACTACTGGCGGTGGTGAAGGTTCTTCTTTTCTAGCGCCCATAGTTTTTCTGTGTGCAGGATATTTTTTACCTGTGTAAGGGTTGTATGTTTTATCAGCAGCTACAACTACACCCTCACTAATGTCTTCTCTAACAGCTTGCTTTGTCTTTTGAAAGATTTGCTGATTGTTAGTGATTAAATCAACCATTCTACTCAATAGATTTTGAACGAGATTTTTTTCTGTGTTGTTTAGCACAGGTCTATCTTCGCTCATCTTATCCAATACTTTATGAAGACGTTGAATTTGTGTCTTGTCTGCCAAACCAGCACGAACAAGCACATCGAATTTAGAATAACTTGATTCTTCTTCGATTATCGCCTTACCTTTAAATTGATTTAATGATTTCATAATTTAGCTACTATTCTACTTCTGTGTCGATTTCTTCAGATGCGAATAAATTTGCACCAACGTTTTGTTTAAATGATTCAAGTGCGTCAAAAGCTTTGGCTGAAAGAATATCACTCAAAGCGTCTTGAGCTTGTGAGTTTTGACCTTGTCCTACTAAATCAATAAATTGTT